GCATTCTGTGGTTGTGAATAATATCTTGGCACTTGATTACAAAAACACCTTTGTCGTTCAACACACGGAATGTTTCAGAAATCGTACCCCTGTAATGCGCTTCAAGTTCATCGTATTTCCAATAACCACTGAATCGTTTACCCATGATTGAATCGTGTTCTCGACCTTGTTTGATGTACGTCAGAAACGGTGGATCAACCATAACAGAGTTGACACATGACGGTGGCAGCGGAAGTTCTGTGCTGTTCGCGTAATGCGTGTCCGATGTCTGTGGGTCAATGTCAAACTTCATGGCAGGCTGTGGAAGATTTTTCCAAAACCCGCCGTTGGCATACGTCAAATCGACATCGAAACGATCAATACCGCACAGCCGCATGATTGATCGAATGATCTCATCTTGATCGTCACTGACAGACTTGATCAACATACATTGTTCATCCTCACCCAGCCACCATCGCGTCCACCACCGCCTTGCCCTGCTCCACATCGTCGATCACGAACACACTGACGCTGTGACCGCGCAGCCGGGCGTGCTCACGTTCCTGTGCCGGTGTGGGCTTCTGACCCTCGCGCTTGAACTCGACGAACCACACGCGCCCCTTGGGTCCAATGAACAGACGATCAGGCACGGCTGCACGAGCGGGGCTGGTGAACTTGTAAACCAGCGCACCCTTCGACTTGGCGTAGTCGCAGACCTTGGCCTCAATTTGTTTTTCCAGCATGGTGTGTTTCCAGTTCAATCAGCAATTCAATGTAGTGCTTGGCCTTCTCAAGATCGGCGATGCCGTTCTTCTTGCGCCAACGGGAAACGTACTTGATCACGTTGCCTTCAAAGTACCCAATCGCGTTGGCGTGGATGTACTCGACGGGTTGGATTGGCAAGTCCTTGTAATGGGTGCCCGCAACCTGTTTGGTCAGTGCGTCAAACGCTTCATCTTCTTCCGGTGTTACTTCAAGCTCAGACACAATTTCTCCACTTCTCGAATGTAGTAATCGAAATCCACCGGCAACTTGCCAGCGTCCTTGATGTCGTTACATGGCTGGACACCCCAACCACTCTCGACGCCAATCTTGCGCCACTCATTTTTACCCTTGAGCGGGGGCATCCACTTGAACAGACGACCCCCGCCCTCAGCGATGTAGTAACGAGTTGTGTTCTGCAACCGCTGGGGAGGTTGACCGTCCCACTCAATTGCCAGATAACTGGAGCGCGGTACCTTGGTGCGCAGCATGAAGTCGTGGAGGTCGGGCCACTTCTCCACAGTCTCACGGATCGGGGCGCCCTCGACCAGCACCTTCTCTGCCACTTTGGGGACCACAAGGCCACCGGCGTTCTGGTGCCACTGCGTCTTCCACTCGTAAGCACCCTTGCGCTTCGTGTTGCCGTCCTCATAGACCGCAATGTAGTTGTTGACATCGCGGATCATCATGGCCTTGTAAACCACCTCCTCAAGGCTCAACCCGGTGCGCTCTTGCCAAGCCCCTCGGACCAGATCGACCATTACCCGCTGACTACGCGGAACCCTCACAGTTATCCCATCTGTGTTGATCTGAGCGATGCGCAGCCCTGGTATCGTCATCAACCCCTCGGCCAGCAGGCACAGCAACAATTGACCGTTGAGCGTAATCGACATGGTGAACAGCGGGTCGTAGAACACGCTGAACTGGTTGTTGGAGTCGCCGTAGACCCCGTTCAGTGCCAGCTTGAGCATGGCGCTCTCAGCCGATTTTTTTGGGTACTGTTTGCGCTGCTCAAACAGGTGCTTGTAGATGGAGACGAACTCGCAACCCAGGTGCGCCGGATAGAACCCGTTGGTGATGGCCAGGTTTGGGTAGTACGAAGTGACATCGAGGTCCACGATGACATGCTCGTCATCCGACTCGACAATCTCTGATTCAACGGAGCCGTGGATGCCGCCCAACCCAAAGACAAACGTGAAGCCGTTGACCGTGGCCGTCAGATCGGTGAACACACCCTTGGTCTCAGTGATCGACTGCGCCTTGAGCCAAGCCAGCACCCGGTTGAACTCGGGATGCTCGAAAGTGATCCACGGCAGGATGGCGTCTTTGAGATGGATCACCGGACGTTTGGTCTGTCGAGGGGTGCGTCCGCTGGGACCGAAATCGTAGCAGGCGACCCCGGCCTCCTCCAGCTTCATGACAAAGTAGTCCTTGCCGATTTTGGTGTCGTTGTGGTTCATGAAGTCGCGGGCGTACTTGCGCGTCAACTCCTCGCGGAAGCGGATCATGTCCAAGCTCTCGTGATAGAACGCCTTGGTCATGCTCACGTCATGCTGGTTGTATCGCTTGAGCACTTCGACCTGTTCGCGGGTCAATGTGGTGCCAACGGGGAACGGCAAGTCCTCGATGTTGTCGGCCCGCATGTTGAACTCCAACACCTTGAGACTGGTGGCGCGGGCCTTGTTGTCGAAGTGATGAATCTTGAACAGGTCGATCTGCGTCACAAACTGGTCGCTGGGCTTGACGAGGTGCATCCACTTGCCCCCGTCGTCATCCTGCGAATTGATGACCGCCATCGCTTTCTGGTGCAGCGTGTTCGCGTCACTGTGACCCATGCGGATCAGGGTGTGCAGAACGGGGTAGTCGAAGCCGATGTTGTTGAAGCCCACCATGCGGGCGTCAGTCCCCTTGAGCCACTGAAGGAACGCGACAATCTCACGGGAGTCGTTGCGCCAGTCGCTGATCTCAAACATCCAGCGCAGCGGCGCTTCTGCATGTTCCACCGCCAACGTAAACACGTTGGGGTAGGTTTCGATGTCGAACACATAGTCGTTGCTCATTTCAATACCACCAGCTTTCCAGCAAAACCAGAATCTCGCAATCGTTCGACATTTGATTTACCGTAAGCGATTAAACAACTTGGAGCATTTGCAACATCGGCTTCAGTGCCGTCAACGTAGCAAAACTTCAACCGACCTTTGAAGAAAAACACTGCGTCCGCACGTTCCCACACTTGCTCGAAAAAACCAACGGTTTCAGTGCGGGCAAACATCAGCGTAATACCGTTACCGTGGTCTGCGAGTTTGGCAAGCCACTTGAATGTCTCTCGACCGTATGGCGGGTTGCACCATACTCTGCCAAACCAAGGCGCAACAAGTCCGTTGTCCATTTTGTCCAGGTGATACATCGCTGTGTCCCAAGGGCGACGAGCGCCGGGACTGCACGGGTCAAGATCAAAAGGCCCAAGGATGTCGGTAATGTACTTGGGCGTCAGCCATTCATCATGACCGTCTGTCACTGTGTTGAAATTTCGATTACTCATTTGAGCCACTCCGGTAATGCGACATCGTGAATGCGATTTTGTGCAATTTCAAAATACTTTGCGTCTTGCTCCATGCCGATAAACTTGCGCCCCGTGTTCACGCAAGCCACGCCAGTGGTGCCGCTGCCCATGCAGTTGTCCATGACCGTCTCGCCTTCGTTGGTGTAGGTGCGGATCAGGTACTCCATAAGGGCCACGGGCTTTTGTGTGGGGTGGACGGGCTTGCTGTCATTGGCGATCCGAATAATTGATCGGGGGTAGTTGGTGAACTCTTGATAGTTTTCGGTTCCAGACTTTCCAAAGTTGGTGCCATTGTTTCCGCGCTTTTTTGTCTTCCCGTAAGGTTTCAGACCTTGCGGGTAGTACGGTGGTGCAAAATCTGAAAACACTAGCACGTCCTCATGTACTCGCATTGGACGGCGATGCGCGTTCAGATGCCCTGTCACGGATGACTTTTCCCACACCATTTCATACCTGAAGTCCCGACTGTTACTTGCAACCAGAGCACTTGTGAACGGTTGCGTTGATGTCAGCACAATTGCACCTTTACATATTCGCTTGTACTGCGCCCACATCGGCTCAAACGGGATCACACTGTCCCATTTGTTTTGAGTGGTACCGTAGGGTAAATCGCACAGAATCATGTCAACCGATTGGTCGGGGACATTCTTCATCAACTCCAGACAATCACCGTGCATCAAATTAATCATTACCATTACTCCTTACAAGGTGGGACGGTGTGATCTCCCCCGGGAACCCCCAGAGGCACCGTCCCGAATTCGCTTACTGTTCCCAGGGCATCTTGACAGGCGCTGCCGCAAACGGAG